CACCCCTTATAATGGTTATATAAATTGAAAAAAGAGAAGAAAATTATGAATTTGTCACCACGAAAAAAATTGTTTGTCGATACTGCCACTGAGATGTTTGGTGATGGTGCAATCCTTACAAAATCTATGACTAAGGAAGCTGCTGCAAAAGCAAAAATTCCTTATCCAACATGGTTTCGTAAATCATGTTCAGTAGGTTACAATTCGTATAAATTACCTAGTGAGAGTGTCGTTTCTGTCGCTCCTATTACTGCGGCTCCTGTTAACGCAGAAGCATCAGTAGTCAATCTGGTTGCTACTAATATGGAAAAACAAAATCTAGTTCCTGCTAAATTTGAGGGGTTTGTCTCTTGGGGTAATTTTTCCCTGATTGAAAAGGTCGTCAAGTCTGGTATGTTCTATCCTATCTTTGTCACTGGTCTATCGGGTAACGGTAAGACACTCATGGTAGAGCAGGTTTGTGCAAAACTGAATAAAGAACTTATTCGGGTAAACATCACAATCGAAACTGATGAAGATGATTTGCTTGGTGGTTTTCGTTTGGTGGGTGGTGAGACTAAGTTTGTGCCAGGCCCTGTCATCGAAGCGATGGAACGTGGTTGCACGTTGTTGCTTGATGAGTGTGACTTGGGTTCAAACAAGTTGCTTGCATTACAACCTGTTCTTGAGGGCAAGGGTGTTTATCTCAAAAAGATTAACAAGTGGATTACTCCAAAAGAAGGGTTCAATGTGATGGCAACTGCCAACACTAAGGGTAAAGGTTCTGATGATGGACGTTTTATCGGAACTAACATTCTTAACGAAGCATTCCTAGAACGATTTGCAATTACAATGGAACAGCCTTATGCTACACCTACTGTTGAAACTAAGATTGTCTTGGGTGCAATGAAGAAGTATGGTGCTGAAGATGTTGAGTTTGCTAAGAACTTGGTCACTTGGGCTGATGTTATTCGTAAGACATTCTATGATGGTGGTGTAGACGAGGTGATCTCAACTCGCCGACTAGACCACATTGTAAAAGCGTTTGCAATCTTTGGTGACAAAATGCAATCAATTGAATTGTGTGTTGCTCGGTTTGATGAAGATACTAAAGTATCGTTTCTTGACCTCTATACCAAAATTGATGCTGGTATAGATGTTGAAGAAAGTAAAGAAGAAGAAGTTGTTTCAGAAGATGCATCTGCATTCTAAAATTACTATCACGGCAAAAGGATAAATATATTATGACACCTATGCAAGAATATAAAATGTTATATGAAAGAATGCATGAGATTAGTACAGAGCAAGGATGGGGAGATCCATTCTCTTATGCACGTAGTCGTGAAATACTTATAGCAGGCACATTGGGTCATAAAATTTCTTCTACATTGTCTGGTGCAGATGGAATTGATCAAGACGGTGAATGTGAATATAAGTCCACAGTTAATGGAAACATACAGGGTGGTTATACTGGAATAAGTGTTCACGAAACTTGGGAAAAACAAGTTGATTATTTAAGAAATCATAAAATTGCTAAGTATAAAAACCATTATATTTCAAGATTTTCTGGTGGGATGATTGCTGAAATATGGAAATTAGATGGCACTGTCGTGTGTGATATTCATGAACCTAAGTTAGAGAAAAATTACCCAACAGTTCTAACAAAGAAAGATCCACGTTTGAGAGCATTATTAACAAAAAAAGAAATACATGCAAACGGAGAAAAGATTTTTGGATAGTAAAGATATATTGTATTCAAAAGGAAAAAACGACGAGTGTTATACACCAGACTATGCCGTTAAACCTATCTTAGAATACATACCTAAAGATGCGATAGTTTGGTGTCCGTTTGATACGGTAGAAAGTGAGTTTGTTAAACAAATAAGTGCAACAAATAAAGCTGTACGCTCACATATTTGGGATGGACAGGACTTCTTTGAGTACGAACCACCCGAATGGGATATACTAATATCTAATCCACCATTCACAAACAAAAGAAAATACTTTGAACGTGCTTTATCTTTTAACAAACCCTTTGCGTTGATTATGAGCAATACATGGTTAAACGATTCTGCACCCAAACAACTATTTGAAAACAGAGATCTACAACTGTTGATGTTTAAAGAAAGAATGGAGTTTATTAATCCAGAAGGTGAATCAATCGGAAGACCAACTTTTTCTAGCAGTTATTACTGTTGGAACTTCTTGCCCAAGCAGATAATCGTAAAGGGTTTAGATATGAAAAAAAAAGATGAAAACAATAAAAATAATTTAGAAAGTTTTATGAAAAAAGATTAAAGTTCTTGCTGCAATCGTTATAAATAAAAGTGTATTGCCGAATTTCGGGATACACTTAAACGTAATCTTGCTTAATAAGGAGAAATAAAAATGGTTACATCAACACTAAGTCTATTAGACAACTTTAATCAACTTACACCCTACGCAGTTGGGTTTGATCGAGTCTTTGATCAACTACAAAATTATGCATCGCATAATGCAACTTCATCAGGATTTCCACCATACAACATTCGAAAAGAAAGTGATTACTGCTTTGTTATCGATATGGCATTGGCTGGATTTTCCAAAAAAGATATAGAAATTGAAGTATCAGATGGGTTGCTTACGGTTCGTTCTATAAAAGATAATGATCCAGATTCAATTGGAGGGAAAGCTGAAGCTTCCAACATTTATCGTGGAATTTCATACCGCAAGTTCAATCGCAAATTTACCCTTGCAGATGATATTGTAGTAAATGGTGCTTCCCTTGAAAATGGTATGTTAGTTATTAAACTAGAACGTATTGTTCCAGAGGAGAAAAAACCTCGTAAGGTTGAAATTATTTAATTTCAATTAAATTAGAAAGGGGGGTTGACTTTTGACCCCCTTTTCGTTTATAATAGTTATAAATCATGTGAAGGAGATATCATGAAAATATTTGAATTTGATAGTCTAGATAAAATGCAAGACGGCGCTGTTGGTCGTCAAGTAGACGGTGATGGAAACCCTGTCAACGAAGATGGCACGCCCGTAGTAGAAGGTGACGCACCTGTAGTAACCGCAGAGAATTTAGCTGGTGGGTTTACTGGTGGTGTAACAGAAGAAGAAGCAGAACGCAATGCAAGAATTGCTCGTGAAAACGCTGAAATGCTTGCAGAAGAAGAAGCAAAAATGGAAGAAACTAATGCCGGATTGAAGTTTGCAATTCGTCCCATTAAAGATTTTTCTATTGGTCGTATTGAATTTCCAATGGAAATTATTGGTGAAATTAATAACCATATTGACAACGTAATTATTCCAGCTGGTGAAAGTTATGCAGATGGTTTGGTCGGACAACTTAAAAATAATCCAAAATCTGCTCAGTTAGAATTTCCACTTGATACTGAAGTTGGTGCTCAAATGAAAACTGTATTTGAGACAATTGGTAAAACTTTTCTTAAACAAGGATATGAACGTGATGCTGATACTGATTGCTTTCAGTGTTGGTCAAACCATGCGTATGCAGGTGACTATAATCCTTATCATGATCATGGTGTTAAAACAATGGCAGGTCTGTCAGGGTTTCTATGGTTGAAAGTTCCAGAATGTATTGAGAAACTTGACGAAAATGCAGCTGCATTGAACAATGCAAGTGGAGCAGTTGATGGGTTTACTCAATTAATTTGGGGAACAAGCAGTAGAAAAGATATTATGGCATTGCGTGCCAATACAGAACAATATGTAAAACCAGAAGTCGGTGTCATGTTGGTATTTCCTAATTGGTTAAAACATGCAGTAATGCCATTCTTTGGCGAAGGCGAAAGACGTTCTTTGGCTATGAACTGGAATATCACAGACACAGAGCAACAACTGAGGTCAATGATGTCTGAACGTGAAGAAGCTAAATATGATGAATATCTTGAAGCAAAAAAAGAATCATAATATAAAATGGTTCTTTTAAAAGATGTAAAAAAAGTTGATTACAAATATGATGAAGGTGAAGCACTTGCTGAACTTAAAGAGTATATCGACTCTACCTATGATGAACACTATAGCAAGAACAAGTTTCAAGCTACAGAGTTCATCATAGATGGTGGGCATGGTGAAGGTTTCTGTATCGGCAACATTATGAAATATGCACAAAGATATGGAAAGAAAGGCGGTAAGAACAGAAGTGACTTGCTAAAAGTGATTCACTATGGTATTATAGCCTTATACATTAATGATATGGAGAAATTAAATAATGAATGATGTTGATAGAATGTTATATCTCTCAGACGAGATTAATATTCTAAAAACTCGAGCAGATGCAATGGACAGTGATGCTGGTGGTATATATACCGCAGTTCGTGTTTTGCAAAGTCGAGTAAGTGAAGTGAAAAATAATTTGTATGCAGCAACCGCTGCATTTCCAAATGCCCATACAAAGGATAAAATATAATGAAGTTAAGTAATGAAACGGTATCTGTATTGAAGAACTTTTCTACAATCAATCAGAACCTTGTGATTAAGGGCGGTAATAAAATTACTACTATGTCTGCAATGAAAAATATTGTTGCAAAGGCTGAAGTGATTGAGAATTTCCCCCAACAATTTGCAATCTATGATTTGAACGAGTTTCTTTCTGCAATCTCTTTGTTCTCAAAACCAGAGTTAGAATTTGAGAATGATTTTGTAATGATTACAGAAGAAGGTAAAAAGTCATCTTGCAAGTATTGGTATTCTGATCCATCAGTGGTCACAACACCAACTAAAGATATTACTATGCCAGAGTGTGAAGTAAAGTTTAACTTATCAAGTGATACTCTTTCAACAGTGACAAAAGCAGCTGCTGTTATTGGCGCCCCTGATATGGCACTTGAAAGTGGAAGTCTCAAAGTAACAGACAAGAAAAATGATACTGCAAATAATTATGCATTAGATTTAGATGTTAACTCTGAGAGTGAGAATTACAAGTTTTGGTTTAAGGTTGAAAACTTAAAACTAATTCAAGGTTCATATGATGTTCAAGTGTCCTCAAAAAACATAAGTCATTTTAAGAATTCAACAGGGAATGTTGAATACTTTATTGCTCTGGAGCCAGAGTCCGTTTACAATGCTTAGTTTGAGGAATTTATATTATGGAAACATTTTTATGGGTGGAACAATACCGCCCAAAGGATATTGGGGCGTGTGTACTTCCTAATAACCTAAAAGATACTCTCACAGAATTTGTGAGTGAGGGTAATCTTCCTAATCTGATCTTGTCTGGTGGG